CGACCGAAGAAGAACTCGCAAATGTCGCAGACTGGATTATGGGAGCCGACCATGTTTGGGAAGGTTTCAGGCAGAACTTCATGGAAGGCCTCATCTATTGGTACAGGGAAAGCAAAAAGAAGTAGAGAGACGGGGCTCCGAAATGGTCCCCGAAGAAACTCTTACCCCCCCTTGCTACATTCATCTCACCAACCCACTATTAGAAGAAGGAGGCAGAAATGCCTAACTGGGTAGATACATCACTGGAAGTGTTTGGCTCCGAATCCGAGGTTCGTCGGTTCGTGGCTGGTATTGGGGACAAGAAAATCATCAAGTCATATCTCCCTGTTCCCGAGGAACTGGAAATCAAATCAACATTCGCTTTCCAGCCCACCGAAATCCCGACAAAGTGGCAGGAGTGGGTTGCCAATGGCGAGTGGACACAGGAGGAGTACGACGAGCGTGTCCGTGAGAACAACGAACTTGCGGAGGCTCAGAAAGCAAACATCGCCAAGTACGGACACAAGGACTGGTACGACTGGCAGTACCACGAGTGGGGGACCAAGTGGGGCGACTGCCATACCGATATCCATCCAATCACGACGAAGGATGACGGAACTGGAAGCGTGTGCATCACTTTCGATACCCCATGGGGTCCAGCAGAGACGGCATGGGAAAAAATCTCCAAGATGTTCCCATCTCTTACATTCGTATTCCAGTACGACGAGGAGGCTGGATTCTTCGCAGGCAACCACGTCTTCCGGGATGGGGAGATTGTCTTTGAGGGAATGTACGAGCCTTGCTCATATGAAGGCGATATTGATTGGGACGACGACGACAGCGTTGAGGAGTACGAGTCGTGGAAGAACAAGAACATGGACGAAATCGCAATGGAGATGGACGACTTCCTGAAAGGGGCAACAACGTGAACATCTTTGAGAAGATTCCGACATTTGAGGAATGGTGTAAAGCAAACGGGTTTGACCCCGAAGATGACGAAAACTACAATGCCTATTGCGAATGGAAGGACGGCGAAAGGTGAAAGTATCAGACCTACGGGAAAGACTTTCCAAGATGAAGGACGACGATGAAGTGTTTGTCCTCATGTTTGAAAAGGGGAAGTTTGACTTTGACCCCGACGATGAGTTGTGGTTGCCACCCGAGAAATGGGCTCAAATAGTTTGGGAGTTGGAGGAGATTCAGTTCAGTAATCTTTGGGAAGATGTACACGGTGCAGTGCTGGACTACGCTGAAATCAACCCAAACTTCCAGGAGGAGCCATTGTGAGCGACAAAATGAGCAAAGAGGAACTGATGGGGTTACTGGATGAGAACTACTACACCTTGGGAGTGACCGGAAGTGAAGCCGCCTACACAATCCTCTCTGATTTGAGCCAAGGTAATCTCTCACAATCCTTTGAGGAATGGGGGATAGAGCCCCATGAGTTCATCATGGCGTACAACGATTTGATTGATAAGTGGATTGAGGAGGGGAAGATGGAAGTGGCAGCGATGGAGTGGTACGGGTGGTACCACGGCAAGCAAGAGTCATAGGGCTCTCGAGCCCCGGGGGAGATGCAGGCCGGGATATAGACATAGACGGGGGAGGACAACGCCGGTGGTAGCTCGTTTATCTAAATATCCCTATTTCCCATATTTCCAAGCCGACGGTGGTGGATGAGAGACTGGAATACACGACCAGATGGCTTTCCATCATAAAATAGGGAAAATTAATATTCTCGAGGGGTGTAACAGAGTTTTTTCGAGAAACTGTTACCCCCCATCTGTAATGTGAGGCACATGCCAGGACTTAAATTAGTACTAAATCAACAATTCAGCGATTCAGAGAATAGTCGTCTCTGGGCTAGGGCGAAGAAAGCGAACGGCCTGAAGGAGGACGACTCTGGGTGGCTTATCCCGAAAAATGAGAGGGATGCCATTCATGAAAGAATGCGTGCTATCGGCGTTCTCGAGAAATGGCAAAAAGATGGCTGTCCTGGCAATCCCCTGAAGTTTCTACGGCACTACGCAATACTAGAGAACACCATCGTTGAGGTGGCCAGAGACTTTTTGGACATGGATGTAAATCCAGAAGAAGTAGCCGAGCAGGTCAAGACCGAAAAGCGTTCCGACAAATATGACGCATTTATCGAGTGGACCAAGGACAAAGTGTTTGAGCAGTTCACTACAGAAAAATTAGTAGAAATCTCTGGTTTCTCATACCAGACAACACTGAAGTTTATTGCTGAATCTCCGCATTTCCGCAAAATCAAAAAGGGTCTGTGGGAAATACGCGACCCGAAATCAGACAGAGAAGCCGGCATCTGAAAATCAGGAATCGTTTATTTCTGATTCGAAATAAATCTTCTTCTAACTGGGACTCATACCATCTCGAGCCCCGCTTACTTATCCACAGCTTTATCCACAGGCTGTGAATATCTATCACCGGGGCTCCCGTGAAACTGTTACCCCTCCTGCGTACCTTCTCCATCACCGAACTGCATAGACACGGGGATAGAGGCCCTAGAAACTCTTACCCCCCCTAAGTAAGTTCTCATTTGCAAGTCAACTACTGAAAGAAGGAAGGAACAATGACTGCAACAACTAACCCAACAATCACTCTCCCCGAGTGCTGGCAGGCACTGGAGGACTGTCTCAACAACGGCATTGACCGTGTGGTGCTCTACGGCCCCTCAGGCATCGGCAAGACATATGCAGGCCTCAACATGGGAGACACAAGTGGCGGTGCCTACCGTCTCGTTTGTACCGAGGACATGACCAACATGGATGTAACTGGAGCATTTATGCCCGATGGAAGCGGTCGCTTCGCATGGGTCAATGGCTCCGCTCTGAAAGCATGGGAAGGAAACGGCATCGTCGGCGGTCGCCTCATCGTGGATGAGGTCGACAAGGCATCGGGCGACGTGTTCGCCACCCTGCTTGCCATGCTGGATTCACCCGAGTCCGCATCATGGGAGCACCCCGAATCGGGCCGTGTTCACCGTCCCAAGAGCGGATTCTCTGCAATCATGACGACCAACGTCGAGAACATGGAGGAACTGCCGACCGCATTGGCAGACCGCTTCCCCGTCCGCATCCGCATCAACACTCCGCATCCGTCTGCTCTGCTCACGCTCTCCGAGGACCTGCGTGAATACGCAGTGCGCATGGCAGACGCTGGTCCCCGTCGCATCTCGCTCCGAGCGTTCAGGGCCTTCGACCAACTCCGTAACGGTATCGGTGCTCCGAAAGCGGCAACTATCGTGTTCGGCAGTCGTGCTGAAAGCATCTTGGATGCAATCGCAATCAATGGGGTGAAATGACAATGGATTCCAATCACAACATAGTCTCCGAGCCTGAATGGCTTGGAAGGAACGACACTGGCAACGGCACGTGGGTTGTAACAGAGTGCAATCCTCGCCGTGGCGAACCGTACACAAACCTCATTGACCGTGAGATGAAAGTGCCGATGCATGACACCGCTCTCGCACGTGCAATCCGAGCGCATGAAATGATGCACGCCAAGGTTTCACCAGTCGATTCATTTCCCATGTGGGTTGCTCGTGGTGTCGCATCCGAGAAGGCGTTGATTGCTGTCGAGGAACTGCGAGTGAACTTTCTCTGTTCCAAGACTGGATTCGACGTGAAGGCGAATCTCGCAGACGGTGGAGAGACCGCAGACGGTGAGCGTGTGGCCTGCACAAACGACTGGATTGGTGCTGTTCATATGTCAATCGCAACTGCTGGAACCGCATCCAACAAACTGTTCCTGAACGGCATCCGTCGCCACAATCGGATGTGGGGTGATGCTCTCGCCGACATTTCCAAGCGAGCAGTGAAGGAAATGAAAAAGGCCCACAACACACGCACGCTTGCTTCGACAGATGTAGAGCAATCATCGGGATTGTTCCCGTATGGGTTCTCTCACACTGAGCGACTTGCCGAATGGGTTGACCGTCTCGCTTCGATTCCCCCTCAGGAACTGAACGACGACAAGGGTGAGGCGAACGGTGGGAGCGATGGAGCCGACGACAAAGGTGGCAAAGACGATGAGACGGGAGATTCCCCTGCGACAAGGGCCGTTCACACCAACCGTGGTCGTGGTCGTCCCCGTAAGGGTGAGGGCAAGCGACTCACTGGTATCACTCCTAGTGAACACACTTATCGCATCCCAACTTGGAGCGAGATTGAGATTGAGAGACTACCGATGCCACTGCACACCAAGGGAAACATTGGCAAGAAGCGCATCGCTTCCAATGTCGGTCGTTCGCCTCGTCGTCTGCATCGCTATATGACTGACCCTGAGAAGCGTGTGTTCGACAAGGTGAGCCGTGGTAGCGGTGGGGTTGTCGTGATTGATGCATCGGGTTCGATGAACTTCAATCATGAGCAGATTCGGTCAATCGTCGAAAATGCGCCGGGGGCGACCGTTCTCTCTTACTCCGAAATGCAGGCTGGACCCTCTGCTTATGTTCTCGCCGATAAGGGACGTATGTGCTCGGAACTTCCTAAGCAGGGTGCTGGCAACGGTGTCGACTTTCCTGCCTTGGAATGGGCGGTAAAGAATCGCCAACGTTCATCGTCTCCCATCATTTGGGTTACCGATGGTGGTGTCTGTGGAAAGAATGATGGTTTCTCCAATATTCTTGCGATGCAGTGCATCAACTTCTGCAAGAAACACAACATCATCGTTCTGCCCTACGTCGAGGAGGCGATTGGTGAACTGCGCAAGATGCGAGCAGGGCAACGTGGACGTTCTCGCTGGCCCATGATGCTCCGACAGGCTTGGAGAGAATCAATGGGAACTGAAATGCCCGAGCAAGGATAGGGAGGATTTATGCCCAGGTATCGGGTTACGTGGGAGATGGTCTATGAGGATTGCGACTCCCTGGAGGAAGCAGTTTCTCAGGCCTACGGCAACCTCGCAGAGATAGCACACGACCCAACGATTGGGGCCAACTTTGTCACTGTTAGGGACATGGATGCCACTGATGTGTTGCCCACGGCGATTGAGATTGACGTTGCTCTCGCTCTCTACAATCAAAGACAAGAGGAAATGGCGTGAACAAGGTCTCCACACCCTGTCATCCCCCATCATGGAATCGTGGGCCATCGATGGAAGGGTGATGGGTGGGGTTAGGCACAAGGTCGGTTGTGCTCCACGTGGTTTTCTTTCCTTCTTCCACGGTATGGAGCCTGCCGACCAAGTGTCGACTGCGGTCGACCCGATTAGCCCCTTTGATGTACCGGGGGGCGGGGCTTACTTCTTGCCTCTTTTTTCATTTGCTAGCGATGCTCTCCACCATGCACGAGAAAATAGAAACACGAGAGAGATTACAAATGCATCTACCCACGACAGTTTCCAGTTGATGGCCTCAGAGTCATGCAAGATATTTAGAACGATGACACCAGCGCCTGCGTACACTGAGGCGGTGGCCAGGGTGAGCAGTACACCAGCGATGAAGATGGCCAACGTGAACCCCTTTATGGCGACATCTTCCGTCACTTCTTTTGTCTTTTTATTCTCATCCCTGTTCGACGGTGGTGGAAGAGGGTTACCGCCACGACGAAGTCGTTCATCTTTGCGCATTTGCCCGCTTCACTATCTGGTGGATTCTCTGTCTGGAGAGGTCAAACTCATCTGCTATTTGGCTCAAACTCGCGCCGGCGGCCCGCAATTCGTGGATTTTCACATTTCTTGGAATATCTGTCGCCGGCCCTGGGCGCAGCGGCCCCCACTCCCAGCCGAAAACCCTCTCGAGCTCGACGATTCTTTGCTCGGAAAGTTGATTTTTGCGTTTTCTTTGCCGCACATATCCCACCCAAGCTCCCAGTGCAATTTCTGTTCCTTCGATAATTTCAATATGAACCGCCGGAACCCGGCAATGGCTATTTCTTTCGGAAAATTGACGAAGGGCCGAAATATATTTTATAAACCTGGTTGTATTGTCCATGGCCAGGATAATAATTCAGGACCCCTATTTTTTAGTGCAACTATTTCCTTTGTAAAAATTCCAACTATTCTTGACAGGGCCAATTGAATATAGTAGGGTTGAACAAACCAGAAAATGGCAGGGAAATACTTTAAAATGCCCAGATTCTCAGATGACTTTGAATCAGACTCTTTTGATTTTACTGATTCCAGCGCCCTGGGTAGGTCTATGTCTCGCCTGATATCTCATGACCCCCTGGTCGCGGCCAACCTGCAGGAGGAAATCGATAATGCCTCTAATAATCCAGACGACAACGTTCTAATTGTTGGTACCGACGGTGACTACACGATTACTATCATCATCGTGCCCGAATCGACCATAGGCAATTCAATTGGGCCAGTAATTATGCCTTCTTCCGATTCTCGCAAGATTCTTGCAGCTGTTTCCAAGGAGGCAACTCAGCGCCGGGCTGACCAATGTCTGGCGATGGTGGACCCCATACTTGCCCAGCAAAAGTGGGAGGGGATGGTTTCCTGGTTCTTCGACAAAACGCTCGAGCTTATATATGACGGTTCTGCCGTATTTGTTCCGAACGAGCTCCCTGATTTTTGAAAGGAAAATCAAGAATGTCATTCAATGGAAAGCCCGCGAGCTGGAATCTTGCAGCTCAAATATGCATGATTGAGATTTTTCATGGAAATCCGATGCTGTGTCTGCCGTCCGCCTCCATTGCAGCAATACGGAAAAAACTGGATTTCATGATTAGCATTGGGATGTCTGGAGGCAACGCCGAATATTCAAATATGGATTTTTCTCGGTTCTGGCGGGAGATTGCCTGGATTACGCACCGGGCGGCCGAAAATGCAGGAATTGCATTATTTCAAAATAGACCGGTTGAGCTAGCGACGCACATCTGTAAAAAACAAGCTGATTATGGCCACGACAATATTTCAAGATTTGGACGTATAGGTCTCCTCGTGAGAGTTCATGACAAAATCGCGAGATTAGAGAATTTGACTTCGAAAGGCGTCGAGCCCCAAAACGAATCGCTCATCGATAATTACATAGATGTAATTGGGTACGCAGCAATCGGGATGATGGTTGAGAGAGGCTGGTTTAGTCTCAGCCTTGACAGGGAGGCGTTAGAGGCGGTGGCTTCCCAGGGAGTCTAGACCGCGTTGCGCCACCTACAAACCCAACTTCGTTGACTACAAACCCGGGAAGCCCCGCCGTACCCCGTTGCCAAGGAAAGGAGACTTGACACCGGGGCCTCGACACCATACCACACAGGCGTGTCTCGGTAATGAAGCTCCGGATAGATTTATCCAGAACCTTCTGAAAAAAACCGAAAAATTTCATTTAGTGATGTTGACGGTGGTGGATGACCGTGCTATGGTCTCAACCCATCCAGCGAAAGCTGGGTGTTTGAGCTCAAATCAATGCAAAGCCGGCAGTTGCCTCACACCTACGGAATGCGAGGCTCTACTTAAGGTTTGCCTAAAACGGGAAACGAAAAAATAAAGGTTCCCCCGGACCCCCTCCAAAGGGTTTCTTCGGTCTTTCTGTTTTAATCGGTTTTTTAATCGTAGCCAAATACATCAAAAGAGTTTTCTAAGTTCTGTTTTTAATAACTCAAAAAATCAGAAAGAAAATTTCGCCAAATGAACTTGACAAGTTATTCCTACCAAACTAGATTTCAATTGTGCCCAGGGGACTGTCTAAAGCCACGAAAGAAAAGCTTGCAAACGCTTCCCTGGTGCCCGAGGAAGATATTCAAAAAGTCTTCGATTACTGGGTTCAAACATTTTCAAAAAAACGTGCCGTGCTCGACGAGAAAAGACGAACAGCCATTGGCAGCGCAATCTTCTTTTATGGGGTTGACACATGCTGCGACGCCATCAAGGGCTGCTCGATGTCGGACTTTCATATGGGCCGGAACGCCCAAAACAAGAAATACACAGATATTGAGCTCATTCTGCGGGATGCGCAGCACGTAGAACGATTTATTGGATTTTTACCCGACGACGTCGTTGACAGCGGCCGCGAGTCCTGGTAGAAGAAAGAGGAAAAGGGTGATTTTTTCAAAAAAGACATCAGCAGCTCGGCCGGCAAAGAAGTCCAGGAGCTCGAGACGAAATTACAAAAAAATGCTTAAATCATCGGCCGGCGGCCCGGCGGCCAAAAATTTTAAAAATCACGGAATGGAGTTCTTTGATGTCAATCACTGAATCACTAATACCTGAAACATTTTCACCTCAGGCCTACCCGTTATATGCCTGGCTAAGCATGCCGACGGTATACGCGGAGTCGCGGACCGAAATTACCGAAATTACCTGGCAGCGCTTGAAGTTTCTGATTGTCGGCTGGGGCACATATCAGGGACACATAGAACCCATGGTCTGGTACGGCAACGGATTCACTACAGTGCCCCTTAATTGCATTACCCAGGATTATCACGACGCGCCATACATGGAGGAGAACCTCAGCTGGGAGGAAGTCCGCGATTGGTTCGGAGATGCATCCATCCTGATAGATATTGGGGTATCGGAACCCGGGGCTCCAGCCTACGAGGCACAACAGCAGAAATGGGAGAAGATTAACAGACTGCTTTTCGCCAGGGAGGGTGCGGAGCTTTTCAGGGAAATCCCGGAAGGTGAAACAGTTTCAACTAAGTGTTATAGAGTTTCACACCTAGGTGACGGTGGTGGATGACGTGCCAGATTGGTTTTCGGATAAATCTATGGGAGATGTGTACAACAATGTGTACTGGAAGGCTTACGGGCCGGCGGCCAAAAATAAAGAAAAAATAGAAAATAAGGCCTCCACGCCTACCGGTAATTCCGCTGCACCTCTTCTGCTCAGTGAGAACACCGCAGAAGAAGCGCTGCATTGTGTACTAATCGTGTTGTACTCAATTACATACGGCCGCGACAACGGTTTCACAGAAGAAGAAATTACCGAATATTTAGAAAACAAGTCATGGGAGCAACTTGCCAATCAAGGTCTGGATATGGCACATATGCTGTACAAGGAAATAATGGAGAAACGAGATTGAATAAGAAAGAGCTCGAGGAGCTGGTTACCCAGATATACGCCACGTACCGCGAACAGATATATGAAGTCGACAAAAAGACCATTTTTAAAGCTTGGTACGCCCTTCTCGAGGACCTGGAATTTGAGGATGTGATGGCCGCGTTTTTGGAATTAGCGACTTTTATGGAATTTATGCCGAGGCCGGGCGCCCTCCGCCGGGCGGCAATTGACAGAAAACTCGGAAAAAACGAACATCTCGATGCAGCTGCGGCGTGGAGCATTTTGCAGGAAATGCGAAAAGCGGCAGATACCGGACAGTTCTACCAGGGAGAAAGACCCAGAGCCCTCCTCGATGCGCTATCCCTACTAGGGGGTAGCTCAGCAGATTTATACACCAACGGCGATAGGGACACTTTTGTTAAGGCATACAATAAGGCCGTGCAAAATCTGGACATAGAAAAGTACCGACCAAAGACACCCAACAATAGTTGGGCAACTGACGGTGGTGGATGATATGCCAAATTGTAGTTGGGTAACCAAAGTGTGGTTACTTTAATGAGGGTACTTTAATGGGTAAAGAAGAATCAGGGTCTCTTAGTTTGGAGAACCTAGAGAAGTTCGTCAATGGGATGAACATCAGGGATGGCTGGGCCTGCGAAACTTGCCTCTACTTCAAGGAAGAGGTAAATCCGGACGGAACCCACACAGCTCGAGGCGAATGCCGGCGAAGCAATCCGTTACCGAAACTCGCGACTCTCGAAAATTCCGATTATGAATCTTCGAAAGCAGTATGGGCAGAGGTAAGAATTTCTGATTGGTGCGGAGAGTACATTCGCCGCAGATTCTCTTGAAGTACCTGCTCGGCTGCCTGATTATTTATTGGGTGTACAGAAATAAATTCATACCGCCGGCACTCAAAATAGTGATGTACGCATGCGTCGCGGGGGTTGTGTACAGTATCCCTTAATGAAGCGGAATCCTGGACGACCAGTCGTACAACCAACCAAGCCTTATTCGACGGTGACCATAAGGGTCACGAAAGAATTCAAAGAGCGTCTGATTATTCAGGCCGAAGCGGTTGACCTTACCCTAACGGATTATTTAGTATCACTTGTCGAGCGTGACGGTTTCTGAGCCCCGTGTCGTACAGTGCGCAAATCACAAAAGACCCGATTTCCGGAAAGATTTTCCGAGTTGCATATTCGGCTCAAGGGTCGTATGAAAAACGAGATTATCGATGCGGCGGCGCGTACAGGCTTGACAGTCAACCAATACATTCTTACGGCCATTTACATTCACCTCCGACAAGAGCGGGACATACCGCCGCCCACTACAGCACAGTTTCGAATTCCTACGCTAGAGGAATCAATTGTCGCATACATGAGGGGGGAAACAATTCTACAGCCATGCGGTCAAGAAAAATGCGAACAAGTCTTGACACACTTAGATGGCCTTACGTTCTGCGATACGTGCAACCTGCGTATCCAGTAAAAAATAAAAATTCAAAAAATCCAGACGGAGAGAAGAAAAATGCCCATTAAAGACATTCATAAGCGTCGTGAGTACGAGCGTGAGAGAAAGCAAAGAAAGCGTCTCGAGGCAATTCATGCACTTCCCGACGACCAGAGGGACAAAGCAATAAAGCGTAACGAGTCACGCCGTTCAAAGAAAATGCGCTGGGAAAGAGTTTCTAATCTCCCCACATCTGAGCAAGTGTCGGTCTGATAGGCCGTATCTTCCGTCTTCTCTGTTCGGCTGCCAGTTGCCTACTGGTGAGTCCTGCCCACACTCCATGCATATCTGCAGGGGGAAACTCTAGGGCATACTCCAAACACTCTGCCCTAACAGGACACTCTGAACATATTCGTCTTGCTTCAGCAATGTAGGTAATATCCTTATGTTCTTTGGGAAACATTAAATGGGTAAGTCCCCTACAAGCTGCCTGATTAAACCAACTTTTAACGCCAATATACACATTCTCTATTGGTTGGGAACTTTTATTACCATTATTTTGTTTACCCACTAAAGTACTCCCTTTGTGTGTCTACACAATTATTAGAGCACAGATAAAAAGAACCTGTAGATAGAGATTTAGTAAACTGCACCGAGGAGGGAAAGTGCTAATCTTTGGTTATGCCAGTCTTATGGGGACACCCGAAAGAAAACGACAAGCCGAAGGATGACGAGCCCGTGGGGGACATATATCAATACGCCAAGTGGTTCCGGATACAAGAGCATGACTTCCATATCGAGAACAATTCCGGAGAATGGTGCTGTTGTGCTTGGCCCACTAATTCTGATGAGCATCTGTATGGGTATTCCAGCCCCAACTTTCCGACCTATGAGGAAGCTCTTCAGGACTGCTACCAGGGTCTAAAAAGGATTCTTCAGGAGTCTGGTGCTACTGCTCTTCCCCTACCTAGTGCTTACCTCCCTATGGGAGATTAATAACACTGGTTTTAGAAACGTGGCCGCAAATGAAGCGGCGCTTGTTTACTTAGCCCTCTTGCTGGCTCTACTCTTCTTGGCGGGAACATTCTTAACCGCAGCTGGAACTGGGGATTTATGGGTTTTCCTACCATCAAATTCTTGGACAAACGTCTGGAACGGCGAGCCCGTATAGGGGTCAAATCTGCTTGCTACAGCAAGCGCTTTATTCACGGCCATCTTTGCCTGTGGTATGGCGAGCTGCTTCTTGCCGCCAGTTATTGCCTGAAGCGCCCCTAGGGCGTAGGAAGAGCCGGTACCGATTGCATATATTCCGTTGGTGTCACTCGTCCAAGAATAATCCCCATCAATAATGTAAAGAGTTCCATGAATAATCGTGATTATCTGAGATGAGTGCTCGGCGATATGGTCGCTGGAATCTCTTTCCGGTAGCGCATATCCCTGCTCTTCGAAACAGGCCCTGAGAGCTGGAACAAACTGACGGGTGATGAACTGGTCTAGTTTCTTTCCATAGGCGGTCGCTGCTGGCGTAGGAGGGGTAAAGGCGTGATGTAGGATATTTATTGCGCGGACATCTCCGGCAGCACCTAACACATACTTGCCGTTTGTTGCCAATTTGGATGTTCCGGCCCCCAAAGTTGTTATTTGATACGCCATCCCGGAGTCATCAAATGAGGAAATTCTGCTATCCGTGCCTACTACAGTAAAACCATCCCCCTGAACCCCAACGACCGTTGTCATAATTAGACCCCATATTCCTTACCCCTGAACATCATCCAGCCGTCGTATATCGGTGCTACCTCATAGCAGAACTTATGCTCTCCTGAGTCCTCAAACGTGACTACTCCAATACCCTGCTGCCAATTCTCATGACGGGTGAGTGGTCTTCCGTCCAGGTCTACGCCGCCCTTGGTCGACGGAATGGCACCATCTATCCTTGCTAGGCACCCTGGAGATGCGGCCATTATCGTCCGGGGACCATCAAAATCTTCCCTAGTCTTAAAGGCTGTCTCGATGCGATGAATGTGTCCGTATATCACCGAGGTCTTTTCAGCATTTAGATATACATGGGCTGTTGAGCCAGAAGACTTAACCCTGTCACCGTGGATAATCCGCAATTTCTTATTTATCCAGTAATCGGCGGCCGGATATCCCGGGAAGTACTCAACGCAATATTCCTCCATCCTGCATAGGTATGGAATAGAAAGTACCGGCCATGATTCTGGTGAATTGCCCTTCCTTAGACCATACGCGGCCACAGCATTCTGAACAATGTATTTCGGCATGCGCTCTTCGTGGTTTCCTGCCAACCAAATTATTCTGGCATGTGGCGCAGCGTTGCGCATCTGGGCACAAAACATTGTTGCCCTGTCAATAGATGCCTGAGTTGTTTGAGCGTAGGCGGGATACGTGATGTATTTACCCATCTCGGGAAGGTCAAGGTTGTCTCCAACACAGACAATCAACTCGGGTTGTATATCTTCAATCAGGGCAATCAGGATGTCTAGGGCCTTTTCGTCGTGCGTTGGCTCAAGAGTTCCGTCGAAATTGCGGTAATAACCTATTTGTATATCAGGTGTGACTATGCACGTTTTGAAGCCCTTAGTCTGCTTCGATTTTGTCTTTGTCTTTTGTATTTGTATGGAAGGGCCCTGTTGGACAACTGGCCACTCTGGCCCACTCTCCCACTTGGGGCTGAATTGTATTGCAGTCAGGTCCTGTACTTCAGCTTCCCCCAGGTCATTCTTGATAATGGATTGATAGACGGATACTCGCTTAATCTCACCAATCTCGTCCAGACTGATGTTTTTACGCTCGAGCATGTCCGCTATTGCGCCGAGGATTTTCTTCTGTTCCTCAGCTCTACGCTTTTCCCCTGCAATCTTGTTAAGAGTGGATGCCAGCTTGGTGTCCTTATTTGTCTTATTTGTCTTATTTGTGGCCATCAGCCGTTCTCCTTCAAACAATTGTCAATAGTTTCCCTAATACAGCAGGACGTTTCTGGGTTTTTAAAGCACTCGCGTTTTACCCCAATTACGTCTCTCCCCACGGAGAGATTGCTTGCAGCGAGCGCCCTGGCTATCGACATTGTCGTTGCGTCGCTAGTCATGGCAATTATTAGGGCATCTGAAGTCTCTTTTTCCAAAGACTTAACTATTGAGCCAATTTTGCAATTCTTTTTTGAATTACCACTGATTGCTTGAAGCAATGCGTTTCGTAATGCATCTGTTTCCACCAGGACCCCCGGAAGTTGTAGATGTTGTAAACGCGAGTAGTCCACACGCGCGTCTACGGATGATACTACACTATGGCAACATAGGGATGTAGGAGCGACCACATGGGGAACGACAAATCAGCCGCAGTGAGAAAAGCGCTAGAAGAATCCCTGCCGGTTGAGATGGTCGACCAGGTCCTAAAAACTCTCGATAAACAAAAGGTATTTAGGTACCACAATGAAGACGATATAAATCTCGTATCGACAAATGGGAGGGTTCTGATTGCCCTCCTTGAAGATAGCACGATGACGCAAAGGGCACTGTCGGTTTATCTGGGACTAAGCGAAACGATGATTGATAAAACGCTTAAAACCCTTATGGGTAAAGGGCTTGTTACAAAGACAAAAATACAACGACAAAATACCTACGAAGTCAATATCGAAAAACTGAAAATCCATCCTGATATACATCACCTGGAAGGCGTTATATCGGACATATTTAAGGTACGCAGGGTTGTCGAGGAAGAGCCTTTCTAGGTATATTCCTCCCAAATGACAAACACCTGCAAGCACAAATTTTCATTTAAAAAAGATTCTTCTACGCACTACGTTTTACAGTACGTAAAGTGGAAGGGGGGGATGGCGGATGTAAAAGACGCTGCTTCCCTGTTCAGGGGGAAAGTTCAGGACCAATCAAAGGCAAAAAGGTCTGCCGAGGTTCTCGTCAAAGATGGATGCTTAATCCCGGTCTCTGGCGATATACACGCCATCACGCTCAAAGGTCTGGAAATTCTTCAATATTTTGTCCAGATGAATCCCTCCCGGAAGGAAGGCCGAGGCTAACTAGCCACGCGCTGAAGACTTCATCTTTTATCGGCATGACCCAAATTTGGCAAGAGTCAATATCTTTCTTGTTTCCAACAAGAGTCCAGCAAACTTCCATCTCGGACTCAGCCCTACATGAGCCCACGTTGCACTCAAGGCCGAATCTCATCATAAACCACTGAACTAAACAGCCATAGTCTTTTTCATAACATTCGCCGTCTTGTCCGCAGGGGCAAAATACAGAGTCAACAATAATTTCAGATTTCTCTATTTTTAGACTGACGATATGCCCATCTCGGTGCCACATCATTTCGTCAAGTGCCATTAAATCAGCCTTTGGATAAATCTAAAAAAATAAGCGTATCCCTTTACAGGCCGCTCTTAGCACTAAGTTAGCACTATTTATTCATCCGTAGTGCTACTCATCATCTGCGGTTTTACGAGTCTTTTTTCTTGCAACTTCTTCGTCGGAGACGGCACCCTTTTTATCAAAACGGGAGAAAACTGCGTTTATTTCGTTTGAGGTAAGTTTTCCGTCATCAAGGAAGGCCCTCGATAGACCCTCAACCACGGTAGCAACTCCAGCAATTCCTGCCATAAGTATCGCTTTTGCCATACTTACGCCGGCAACCGCACCCGCTCCTACTACGCTTAGACCTGACGCGGCAAACGTCGCCAGCATTCTGAGAAGGATATTAGTAAATGCCCGGCTTTTCACTCAGCCTTTGATTCGGCCGCCGCCGCAGGCTCCGGAGACTCCCCCTCCGCACCCTCAGCAGCCTCTGCTACTTCTTTATCCGCCTCTACGGCTGAAGAATCAGTATCGGGGGCGCTGACCTTTGCTTTTCTTGGCTTAGATGCCGTTGAAGCAGGAGATTTAACTCCTTTTCTTTTGGCTGCTCTATCTTCTGGTGTTAGCTTTCTCATGTCACAATACCTCTGAATCTTCTGTTTTGGTTTCTACTGCTTCTTCGACTGTTTCCTGTGAAGCGAGTTCTTCTTGTTTTGGCTCCTCTACAACCTCGGGAGCAGTTTCTTGAAGGGTAACTAAGAATGTTGGTGTTTCCGACTTTTTGGGCCTGCCGCGCTTTGGTGAATTTGCAGAATCGGCAGCAATTTGTTTTGCCAGTTCATTGAGAACTGCTTTTCTTAATGGGCTTATTCTGTTGTCGCTCATTTTGGAATCTCCTGCGCTTTGGGAATCGTTGCTTCTACGCATGTTATGGAGCAGTACATCAGGCAATTTTCCGCCAAAACGTCGCCTTTTATGCGTACCATTCCTCTAACAGTCTTCTTTCCACAATTATCGCATTTACAATACGCTCCGGCAGAACCTACATACTTGATAAGTGTTCCGTATAGTGCAGGGTCTAGCATTACCTGCTTTGGGGCTTGTGTTGGTGGCTGTACATTTCTCTTTTTTGCGGCCATAGCAATTTACTTAAACCTTTTTAGTAAATTTCCCGCGCGCGTGGTCGGCTATGTGTTCATCAAGTTTCAACTCTGTTCTGTCAAGGCCTTTCTCGACCCTGTCGATGGAGCGACCAAGATTTTTTCCTAGCGCAGATATTTCGCGCATGACCGTGTCGTGGTCAGATTTGTTTTCTTTACGGTTTTTACGTGTTTGTATTAAGGAATCGGCAATTCCTCCTACGGCCGTAATTGCAGCAGCTATAACAACACCCTCAAATAACATTTATGCCTCGCCGGGCTTGGGGAGTGCTCTCCATGCTGCTTCAAACTTTGCGGCATCATTGGCCATCTCTGGTGATAGTTCTATGTGCAACCACTTGCCGCCTTGCGAACCAGCGTTGTCTTTGGCGTCATAAATTTTTACGCCTTTTTCGCCTTCACCGCGACTACAGCGATACCCGCGACCCCAGCCCGGCTTCTTATCATTTACATTTGAGTCATACGCATAATCGTGTACTTCCTCAATGCCGAGTTCCTTCGTGTATTTCATGAACCAATCCCATGCCTCAACAGCCTTCTTACGGTCTGTATAACCCATATCGATTGCCCTGCCCGTTGCATGAACGCTCAGCCACTTTGGGTTATTTGGGTCTTTGTCGGCCGCAGGATTTCTCATGCGCCTGTTGACGTAAATCCCCAAATTAGAAAAGCCCCACCTCTTCTTACAGAGCTCTAGAAGCTTCTCGGTGCCGGGCTTGGCGCCATTACCGTTGCCGTCAGAATTTCCCGTGTACTTACGTGGCATATTTATTGCCTCCTAAATGAAGCGGAACAACCAAAGTATTGTACCCCAACTGATAGTCAATAAATAAAAAGGATTTATAAATTGATGATTTTTTAGACTCTATCGACCGCAAAAAATAGTTGTCGAATCACAATGTTTAGTAGATATCGGTAGTAATTCCGACCGAAGAAAATCTGTTTTTACTCAGTCCGAGCTGAGCAGTTTATATACATAGTGAACAGCCGTCGCAGATATGGTTATCCACATTGCGACGGCCTGTGTTGTGCCAGAAAGTGTGACAATCACAATTATGCTCCCGGCTAGCGTCCACGCTAAGTCGGCAGTTATGTCCCATATTTTTCTGAGAAAATTCATCGTTTTCTCCACCCCCGGCGTCTTCCAGATGTTTTAGCTTTTTTAGATGATTTACTATCCCCAGGACCAGTAGGCGAATCTCCACCGCCGCCCCCACCGCTACCGCCGCTACCGCTGCTCGGCTGTGATGAACTGGGCGAGGATGAAACTACGGAACCTGTAGTTATTACTGATGTAGATAATACAACACCAGCAGCAAGCACGACTCGACGTGTTCCGACATCGACTACTGAACCCTCGGGGACATATGTATCAAATCCGTCACCATAAACGTCGATTGATTCTTCAAAAGCAGATTTTATTTCATTATCTGCCGAACTTAGAACTTCTGACAATTTGGTTTTATCTTCTTCTGTTAGTTCTACGGTGTTAATTGAGTCAAATATTTCAGATGCCTGTTCTTGGGAAATAGATTCCAATACTTCTGGAGATGTTGCCAGCTCTTGAGCTATTTCTGTATCTATTTCTCCGGACTTAACAAGAGCATCAATCGCTGCAACAATCTGTTCTTCTGTTGCCTCACCACTTGTCAAAACGTCAACAAGTTGTTCTGCCACCTCTGCAGTTATCCCAATATCACCAGAAGCAATAGCGTCAACTACTGCGTCAATGACTTCTGGAGTTACTTCTCCATCTAGTACTTCAGATAGATTCTCAGTTGTTACTTCAACTACTTCATTATTTTCATCCTGCGGCGCTTCATTTTTCTCGTCTGGCGCTGGTTCAGGTACCGTTGTTTCAGTACCTTGGATTCCCTTTGCTCCATCCATTTCCTCCGGCTGGGTTGTAGTTGGTTCAATAATATCTGGAGGAATTGTGGTGACTGCGACAACTATTGTTGTAGTAGCTTCTGGTTCAGTAGTTGAAACAATTTTCTCTATGGTTGTAGTTGTTTCTGGATAAACAAAAGTTGTAGTTGTTTCTGGGTCTGGTGGCTCAGGTTTTGGTTCAGTAGTGCTAGTGCTAGTGGTACTGCTGGTAGTGCTAGTACTGGTGGTAGTGCTAGTGCTGGTAGTGGTGGTAGTGCTGGTAGTGCTAGTACTGGTGGTAGTGCTAGTGCTGGTAGTGGTAGGTGGAATGGTAGTTGTGGTAGTGGGCGGAGTAGGGTCAATCACCACAGCATCAACAGTTGCTTGGGGTCCGTACATACAGGACCCAGCACCCTCTCCGACGCATGGGGCCGTCCCTGCCTGAATCTTAAATCTCACTGGTCCGTATCCAGTTGTTCCAGGCCACATCCACGGGCCGAGGCTGTATGAAGTATTTACGGCGTATGTCCACACTCCCCAACCACCAGCTTCTACCCCATCAACGAGGTCATAAAATAAAATGTTGTACATATATGGGGCAGTGTTGCTTGGTGTTGGGGCGTTCCAACTCAAAACAACATTTCCATCGTTGTCTGCTACCGCTGTGAGATTTTGAACAGAGTTAAAGTATGGCGCTATCGTTG